TATTGTGGGGGGCCGCCCAACATATGGTGTCAGCCGCCGTAAGAGTCAGTCCGTGGGCCATCGTTGCCGGGTGGGCCACTAAAACTCTAGCTCCATTTGGCTGCATAAAGTCATGGAATATTTCGTCCCGCTGCCGTTTAGGAACCTGCCCATTCACTATGGATACAGAGTAGTGTTTGCCAATAGCTTCCGCGAGAGAATGTAAGGCCCCCACTAAAGGGACAAACACAATTACCTTAGCGCTGGCCTGTTCTATAACTTCCAATACAGCTGCGGTTCTAGGTTGCGATGGAATTATTATGTTTCCATCCTGACTATAGGCTACCCCTAGACATATTTGAAGAAGCTTTCCAATCTTCACCGCCTCGTTGGCCGCTGTCAGCTGGCCGCCCATGTAGTCCGCCTTGAAGTTGTTGAGCATCTCCTTGTAGAGTTTCTGCTGCTCACTCGTTAGCTCGACCGTCCTGGTGGTGTATGTGGTCGGTGGCAAGTCGATGCAGTCCTCACGGTTGAACCGGATGGCTGGCTGCATGTACCGGTGCACTGTTTGCAGGGCGTCAGGCCTGGCCACCCACTTGTACTGGGTGATCTGCTTCATGGTGGCGTCCCGGAACGCCCCAAAGAACTTGTGCGGTGACCCCGGCAGCAGCAGCTTGCACTGGGCCCAGGCGTCTGTCGGTTCGTTGGGTATCGGCGTACCAGTCATGCCCCAGACCCACTCAATGGGCGGTATGCCCGCCTTGACGTTGCCGTTGATCAGTGCATTGAGGGACTTCCACCTGTCTGTACTGGCGTTACGGGCGGCGCTGGCTATCTCGTCGATAATGACCAGGCCTTTGCCAGGCTTCTTGTGGAACACATCAATCAGGCGCTTGTTCTTGATGCCGTCGTGGTTGATGATGTAGATGTCGTACTTGTCCTTGGCGACGTTCAACCGCCGCTCGGCCGTGCCGTACACCACACCGTAGCTCATGTCAGGGAAGTGCCGGAACACCTCATCAGCCCAGACCCGCTCAAGGGTGGACAGCGGCGATATCACAAGGCACCAGTCAACGACCCCCTCTTTACGAAGATAGTCATACGCCCACAGCGCACTGAGGGACTTGCCGGTGCCCATCGAGTTGAGGATGAAGCTGCGAGGGTTGAGTGTGGAGAACTCAGCGGTCTCGCGTTGGTGGTCGAACGGGGTGTAGTTCCCAGACCACTTGTAATATGAGGTGATCGGCCCAGGCGCCTTGATCCCCATGTTGCGCAGAACGCGCACAGTATCCTGGTCGTGGGGCACCGATACGATGTCATGCCCCTTGATGTTGACCATCTTGGCACCCGGCACGATGGCCGTGATGCGCTCTGAGTCCCGCAGATTAAGCAGGAGCTTTTTAGTTGGCTTGTGAACAAGCACGTAGTTTCTCCAGTACGTCAGAGGGTTTCAGGTGGGTGTACCTTTTCAGGGTGGCCCAACTACGGTGGCCAGAGATCAGTGCAACCTCTGGGATGTCCAGTCCAGCAGCAAACAGGCGACTGATGCCCTCATGCCGAAGGTCGTGGAAGTGGATGTCTCCAAGCCCGGCCGACTCTGCGATGATGGCGAACGCGTTGCTGGCTGACTTGGCGTTGTACGGCAGTATCCTGGCGTCCGTTCTTGGCAGCTTGTCGATGATCGCTGCGGCGTCCGGCGGGACGGGCACAACCTCATCCCGTGTTCCGTCCGGGGTCTTGGTGTTTCTCAGCAGCACCTCAACTCCAGTGTAGTCCTCCCACAGCATCGTCGTCAGCTCCTCCAGTCGCCGGGGTAAGACCACGGCAAGGTCCACCAGGGTGGCCATCGGGATGCGGGATGCCCGGTTGCGCATCACCTCATGGAGCCGGGTCAGCTCAGCGTCAGACACACGGCGGTCACGGTTCTGGCTGGACCCCACTAACTTGAGCCGGGCCAGCTGGTTGATGGCCGAGGCCACGATCTCCACCTTTGCAGGGATGCCGTGCATACTCTCAGCGGATCTGTAGGCAGCGCGAAGGGTCATCATAGCGTGCAGTATGGTGGCTGGAGCTTTGCCATCGGAGCTACTCTTGACCCACTGGGTGATGTCAGGCACCCGGATATGGCCGACAGGCTTGTGGAGGAACGGCGCAGTTCTGATATACACCAGGCTACCCCAGGACCCACGGATGCCGTTGCCCATTGAGCGCAGCAGCGCTTCATGCTTGTCAATGACATCGCCAAAGGTCGTAAGCTCAGCTCCACGGTTCTCGACACCCTCTCGGGCCAGCTTGTTCTCAAGGGATAACCCCCAAAGTTCTGCTTGCTTTCGGGTGGCGAAGGTGGCGCTTTCTTGGTGGACAATATGACCATCTTTTTTTAACCTAACCTGAACCTGAAATTTACCGCCCCGGTTTCTGATCGTCGGCATTTGTCACTCTTGGTTGTTTATGTCACACTTATTGTCACACTTTTCTATGACTTACGCCTACATTAGGCTACCAAGCATGTCGAAAGGTGTATCACTCAGCCGCGATAAGCTGTTGATTTGTAACGAAACACAACCAATGTTGTCGAATGAAAACGGACGTTAACCGAGTCGTGGTCAAATTATAAGTGTGACATTTCCCCTAGCTACAGGGTACTTTGTCACTCCTGGGTCACACTGCGCCTGCGAGACGCATCTGTGAGTTTAGCTTTTCAGCACTGGAAACGCGGTCCTTAATCCACTTGTCCAGGTCCGTTTGACGGATATACATAGGGCCCTTGCGGGTGCCTGTGAGTCTGAAAGCCGGGATGGGCAGCGTGCCCAAGGCGCCACGGTGACGGGCTACTCGGGGAGCCAGGTTAAAAAACTTCTTGCACACTGTGTCCAGTAGTACGAAGTTCTGGTCGATGTCATTCATGCTTTTCCAATCTGGCGGCCCCCCGGGCCTTTACGGTTAAACGATTCGTTCTGCGCTTTAGGGATAGCCCGCAGATTCTTGGGGTTATTGGTACCCCCTGCGCTGATAGGCTTCTTGTGGTCCACCTGGACGTTGGTCGGCAGATCCCCGTTGGCCTTCTCAAACGCATACCTGGCATTCATGCGATCCCGACGAGCTTGCTGTCGGGCTGGGGTTTCTTTGGCCGCCTCGGCTTTGTAGTCACGTTTGTCTTTAGTCGTTGGCATGAGATGGCTCCTTTATAAAAACCCCATCGGATCTGAGGAACCCCTTGCGGTCCTTGATCTGGTCGTACGCTTCGTACATGCAGTCGATCAGGCGGGTGTCCATGGTGGACGCGCACATCACAAGGGTTACCCAGATGTCACCTAGGGCGTCCCGCACATCAGTCTCGCTGCCACGGTTGAACGCGTCGATCAGCTCGGTCACTTCCTCCAGGCACTTGATGGCCTGGCCCATCGGCTTACCGTTCTGGACGATGCCGCGCTCGCAACCCCATTGGTATACCAAACCCTCAATCTCGCTATAACTCCGATTCATAAAATACCTTCTAACTGTCTAACATCATCTACCACAACGGAAACACCACCGGCGTCTCGTATGGCTGCTAATTGAATGTCCTGCATGGCCGTAGTGTTCTTCAGCCGACCGGGAGCCTTGGTCTCTATCGCAATGAACCGGCCTTGATGGCATACCAGGAAATCTGGCACCCCACTTTTACCAAAGCCAGAACCTATGGGCATCGACCACCAGGCCCCGCGCTCCGCCAAGAACTTCTTAACGTCGCGCTTGACCCGCGCCTCAGGCGTCAAAGCCATTTACCCCCCCCCTCTCTCTCTCAAGCTCTGTGATCTCATCAAGCGCACGGATGAACCGGTCTAACAGCTCATGCTCAATCTCGGTGAGGTCATCTCTTGTAAGCAACTGGTTTACAAGCTCGTCATTCGTAAGGTAATTTAGTCTAGTCATTTTAGGTTCCACAATGAACGCAGAGCGTTTTCCCAACTGGGCACCAGCTTTTGCATAGGCCCGAGGGTCGTGCAGGCCAGTCGTCGTTGCGCTCAGATTCCTCCATACGATGGACCCGCGCAGCGAAATCCTGAAATATTCCAGGCTTGTCATCAGGGGTAAACGTCTCTGTATCCATCTGCCCCGTCTTTAACCAGATGTATCCTGTTTTAATAATTTCAGCAAAAGGCCATAGCACCATGGCCGCGCCAGCAAACAATCTCAGCTGGTCACCGTCGAGTTTACGCGCCCCAGTTTTCCAGTCAAGTACAACCGCCTCATTTGGTCGGGTAATAGCCACGTCCAGCACGCCCCGGCACCACACGTCCTTGTCGAAGAACCCAGTCGGCTTGAGCCCTTTGGTGAGCCCGAACTTGTACTCCAGGAACTTCTTTCCGGTTGATCCCTTGATCTTGTCAGCCACGGCACGATACGACTCATACTTTTCAGGCAGCGGCTTCTGGCCACCGACATACTTCTCAAGCGCCGAGTGAACCTCGTTGCCGTGCATGGTGGCCTCAGTCTGCTTCTCGCTAACTTGCTTACTGATGCGCGTCAAAAAGAAACGCCTCGGGCATGTGGTGTACGCCGACAGGCTAGAGTAACTCCATGGTGTTGCAGTGCCTAACTTGCTAACCATCTTACACCCCTGAGTCCGTTTTTGTGCCTATGAGGGACTCGATATGAAGGTCCAGGTAGTGCCGGGCCTTCTCCAGGTCGGCCACCCCGCCCTTGGTTTTCCACCGGGTGATGTACTTCAGCACGTTGCCCTCGAAGAACCCCAGGTTGTTGGCCATGATGTACTCCACGGGCTGGATCTTCAAGCTCTTGTAGTGTGATCCGTTGATTTGAACGTCCAATGCTCTCATGCGTTTCCTTTCTTGGGGTTTACTTTAAAACTAAATGCCGCACCCCTGGCAGTTCCAGGGCGGCGCAGCTCGGCTTGCACATGGTCCTCCAGAGCGTCCAGCTCGGCGTCCACATCAGCCCACAGTTTCCTGATGATCTCAGTGCGCTCCTCATTGGTAAGGCGGCTGCCCTTGGCGCTCCTGAGATCCTCCTCGCGCTCCAGCCTGACTGAGTACCAGCGCTCGGCATGGGTGCGCTCAAACTCCATACGCACCGTGCCCTTAATGGCGTCCTTGGCGGGGCGCAGCTGGTTCCATAGGTTCACCAGTCGGCGTAGCCTAGCCCGCTTGTCGGCCATCAGCTCCCGCATGTATTTGGGTCTGTCGAATCCAGGTGCAACAAGCACGTCAAGTCCGCGCTCCCTGCGCTTACGGTCTATCAGCTCCATCACACGATCTGCCCGCTCGGGGTCTTCCAGCATCATCTCCAACAACGGGTTAAGCACCGCAGATCGTCCAGTCATTCTAACAGGAAAGCCCTTCATAGCTACATCATGGACACCTGTTAG